GCACGAAGGTGCCTGGGAACCTATTGAGAGCAACGATGAGTACTACATTGAGATGGTATAAAAATCATGGATAAAAAAGACTACAAAAAGGTCGATGACGAAAAGCTAGTCACGATACTCGACGACAATATACGCAGAAGTATCGGCTACTATGACTCGCAGATTAGTCGGGAACGTAAGAAGGTTATAGACTTTTACAACGCAACTCTCCCTCGACCAGCGCACGACGGCAACTCCAAGTACGTCAGCATGGATGTCTACGATGCTGTCGAGTCCATGAAAGCAGCTTTGCTCGAGACTTTTAGCACTGGCTACAAGACAGTTCGCTTTGCCGCTACCACTGGCGAGGATACACGTATAGCTGAAGTAGCCACCGCATATTGCGATTATGTAGCCAACAGACAAAACAACCTTTTTGAGGTGATGCAGACGGTTATACATGACGGTCTCGTCGCTCGATCTGGGTTGTGCAAGGTATACTGGGACGAGCGTGAGGATTCCTACTTAGAACCAATTGAAGATTTAACGGAAGAAGAATTTGACGCCTTAGTTGCCCAGGACAACGTAGAGATCGAGGAAGTCACACAAGACGAGCTCGGTCTCTACAGTGGAGAACTTAGAATCTTCCAAGACACCAGCCAGGTTGCTATAGAAGCTATTGCTCCAGAGCAATTTATTATTGAGCCTCAAGCAAAGTCTTTAGACGACGTCATCTTTTGTGGGCATAGAACAACCAAGACAATATCAGAACTTAGAGAGGCTGGTTATGATGAAGAGCTTATTGCAAAGATTGGGGATCACGAAGATGTCGAAATGGAAACCGATCCAGAAGTTTTGGCAAGGCATGAAGAAATCGGTCAAGACCGTGGTTTCAATGCTAAAGGTTTCCAAGATCAAGTGCGCTCTATCACATGCTACGAGCTTTATTTGGACATCGATCTTGATGCTACTGGCATCGCTGAGACGTACAAAGTAATCAAAGCTGGAAACGTAGTTCTTCACAAAGAGAAGTGTACATACAAACCTTTCTGTGCTTTCGTACCACTCCCGATACCACACTCGTTCTTTGGTTCTAACTTCGGGTCCAAGGTCGTACCAATACAGACTGCACGTACCGTATTGACTAGGTCGATCCTCGATCACGCCATGATCACTAACAACCCAAGATACACGGTGGTCAAAGGCGGTTTGAGTAACCCACGCGAGTTAATCGACAACAGGGTAGGTGGCATCGTCAATGTTTCTAGGCCCGATGCAATCAACCCAATGCCACAGGCACCTCTGAACCCGTTTATCTTTCAGACAATACAGATGCTAGACGAGGACAAAGAGGACACCACAGGCGTCTCACGTCTATCACAGGGCCTCAACAAGGACGCTATCAGCAAGCAAAACTCAGCTGCTATGGTCGAACAGTTGGCTACCATGTCGCAACAGCGTCAAAAGATTATTGCACGTAACTTCGCAAACAACTTTCTGAAGCCACTGTATCAAATGATTTATCAGCTGGTCGTCGAGAACGAACCAGACGCCAAGATCGTGGAGATTGCTGGAGATTTCGTACAAGTAAGCCCAGCTGCCTGGGGTCAGAAACGAGACGTCACTGTCGAGCTACACCTCGGGTATGGTGAGCAAGAACAGGAAGCTCAAAAATACATGTCTCTTCACGCAATTATGTCAGCTGATGAAACCTTGTCTAAGATGTACACACCTGAGAACCAGCATAAGCTAATGACACACGTCATGGAGCAAAACGGCATTAAGAACGTCAAAGATTACTTAACGCCACCATCAGAGCTACCACCAGAGCAGCCTGACCAGGGCGCCGAGATGGCTATGCAAATGCAACAGAAACAGATTGAACTACAAGAGCGTCAAACTCAGGTAGCCGAGATGAAGGCTCAGATGGACGCCCAGGTAGCACAGATGAAAGTACAATTAGAGCAGATGAAAGCACAACAACAGTTTGCCCTTCAGTCTGACAATCAGGATCTCAAAGAGGCACAACTCGAGCACAAACAGATGGTCGATAATGCTGAACTAGAGATTGCGAGAACAGCTGACGACGTCAGAGCAATCGCATCACCAACTGGCTAATTATAGCCGCCCACAACCACAAACAGAGGAGTGAACCTATGCCGAAAGGTCCTGGCACATATGGGTCCAAAAAAGGACGCCCACCTAAGAAGTAACCATTACAAAATAAGGAGAGCTTATTAATGCTAGAAGCAAAACAAGAAGAGCTAGTACGAACTGGTGACGACGCAGAGACATTACTGAAGTCCGAGCCATTCAATCGCGTGATTAACGGTCTTGTCGAGGCCACCTTTCAGAACTTTATGAACAGTAAACCTGAGGACTCAAAAGAGCGTAACATCACTTATTTCCACTATCGAGCCTTAGTCGACGTGGTGAACACACTTAAGCAGCAAGTTGCAGTACGCGACGAAATAAACACTGCTCAAGCCACTGAAGAAGTAGGCGACAACAGCCAGGAGGAATCATAGGACCATGTCTAACGTCCAGAACAATGATGACCCAAAGGCATACCATGACATTATGGATGCCACTGATGCCATTCTAGATCGATGGGCAGACGGTGAGAACCTATCTGCCGAAAACGAGAAAGAGGCAACTGACGAAAACCTTGAGGAAGAGACTATTGAGGATACCTCGTCAGATACAAATGAAGATGAAGAACTAGACCTTAGTGAAGAAGTCGAGGAAACCGAAGAGGACCCTGAGACAAGTGAAGACACCACTGAAGAAGAGGATGAACCCGAAGAGACTGAAGAAGATGATGAAACGGAAGTTGAATTGTCTGACGATACTCTGGTTGAAATCCAAGTCGACGGTGAGGTCAAACAGGCATCCTTAGCGGATCTAAAACGACTACACGGTCAAGAAGCATCTCTTACACGTAAGTCTCAAGAAGTTGCTGCCAAACGCAAAGAAGCCGAGGATGCCCTCGGTAAGGCACACATAAGCTATCAAAAGCTTCTCGAAAGAGCGGAAGCGCGAATGAAGCCCTATGCTGAAGTAGACATGCTAGTCGCAAGTAGACAGATGTCCACTGAGGATTTTGCTGCATTCCGTCGTGAAAGCCAGGAAGCTGAGAAAGATCTAAAGTTTCTCAAAGAAGAAGCTAATGCATTCTACCAGGACGCCCAAGCACAACAACAAAAGCAAGTGCAAGAAGCAGCCACAGAATGCATCAAAGTCTTGAAGAATGATCTGCCAGATTGGGGTGACGAATTGTACAATAGCATTCGCACCTACGCAGTCAGTCAGGGATTACCTCAGGAACAAGTAGATCAATATGTTGACCCACAGGTCATCAAGATTCTTAACAAAGCTAGGCTTTATGACCAAACAAAGGCTACTGCACAAACAAAGAAAGCGAAGGCCAAAGTGATTAAAGTTAAAAACACTACTCGACGAGTACTGAAGACAACAAAGGCTCCGAAAACTGACGCCGACAGAAATGTCCAACGCCAACGGAAAGCCCAAGATAAGCTTCGGAATAACCCAAGTCGAACGGGTGATCTAGATGATATAGCTGATGCTTTACTAAGCAGATGGGAGCGATGATTACACTCGTTTTTATCAATCAATCAATCTAAAGAAAAGGAACTCTAACCATGAGTTTATATTCCACATACGACCAAGTGGGTAAGAAGGAAGACGTATCGGACATCATTTCTGATATTACTCCTACAGATACCCCAATGTTTAGCTTAATTCGATCAGAGAAAGTTTCTGCTCGGACATACAGTTGGCTTGAAGACAGCCTAAAGGTTGCGGCAAACAACGCTGCAATTGAAGGAGCCGACGCAAGTATGGCGGCTTTGAGCCCAGCCACTGAGCGAACAAACAACACCCAGATCCTGACCAAGGCTTTCCAAGTAAGTGCTACAGCTGACGCTATTGCTACTTATGGTCGAGCGAAGGAAACTGCATACCAACTCGGTAAAGCCCTTAAAGAAATTAAGAGGGACCTAGAACGAGCTTACGTAGGCGTAGATAACGCCGCCGTAACTGGCTCTGAGTCAGCTGCGCGTGAGATGGCATCAGCTACTCAACAGATCTCAACAGCTGTCGACGCTGGTGGTAACGCTACTGACGCTCTTACTGAAGCCAAGCTTCTTGAGCTAGGCGAAGACTGCTTCAACAACGGTTCAGATCCATCAGTTCTGATGATCAAACCAGCTGATGCACAAATCGTCGCTGGCTTTGCAGCTGCGTCTGGGCGTAACCGTGAGTTTGCTCAAACAAAAACATTGGTGAATGTGATTGATCTTATAGTTAGCCCCTACGGCGAATATAAGGTGACTCTCAACAGACACCAAATATCAACCCATGCATTCTTGATTGACCCAGCAATGTGGCGATCAACAGTGCTACGTCCGTTCTCACGAACTCTACTTGCCAAAAATGGTGACTCCGACAAGCATTATGTCGTCGGTGAATATTCATTGAAGCACATGAACTTCGGTGCGGATGGTATGATCACAGGTCTTTCATAATCTAATCTAAGACCTCACGAGATGAGGCCCACCCTTGTCATTAACCAGGTTTCTGCTCTCCTTACCTGGCGACTTGGGTGGGTCTCTTTTTTTATGCATTAAGGAGAACTACGTCACATGAAGACTGACAAGAATAATGACGTCACTCTTTTAGGTATCAACACAGAGTACCGACAAGAGGGTGACAATGTTGTGCGTAAGCACACACAAGAGATTAGCCAAGCATTTTTAGATGACCTCAAAGATAGTCGCAATGCATCGAAGGATCAGCGCGAAGGTGAATACATGAGAGCAGCCTCGATCCCTGTAGCCGTCCACGAACAATGGTTGCGCGAAGGCTTTGACTTGTACCAGGCTACTGGCCCCGAAATCATAAAGCGTCTTCGAGACCAAAACCTTGACTACTTTTTAGCAACCGAAAAGAGGATCTAACTGATGGCAAAACGCGGTTTATATTCAAACATTGCTGCAAAACGTAATCGTATCAAAGCTGGCAGTGGCGAGAAGATGCGGAAAAAAGGTGCCAAAGGCGCGCCTACTAATGCGGCATTTCGTAAAGCAGCAAAAACAGCAAAGAAGAGATAACAAATGAACAAAGGTGAAATCAGGGCGCACTTCCTGGCCCTACTTAATAGGACGGACTGTAGCAATACCCTCGCTGATACCTTTATTGATCAATCGATTGCTCGAGCGCAGCGTGTGCTACGCATCCCGTCGATGGAAAAGACACAGACGTACAACATAACTGCGTCGAGCCAATCCTTAGTGTTACCTAACGACTTTTTAGAGATCATCGACATTTATCACGGTAGCACCAACTTAACTCGAGTACCCTTGTCTAAGATGATCGAGATGAAAAGTGGCGCTGAGGCTGGTACGCCAACCAAGTTTACTCGGGAAGGCGAAAACCTACTTATATATCCATACCCATCTAGTGGCTCTGTCGTCCTCAATTACTACGCTCAGTTTACAGACATGACATCGGATACTGACGAGAACGACTTAGCTAAGATTGCTTCTGACCTAATTACTTACGGTGCTTTAAGTTACGCTAGTGACTACTTCCTAGATGAGCGTGGGCAGCTGTTCGAGGGCAGATACGTAACCT